ATTGATTATTTGAAAGATGCCATTAGATATAATAATATAGATAGATTAATAAAGTGTGGCGTTTCATCAAGTAAAAAACTTTATAATAGATTTCTAATTAATGAATGTGATAACGTTGATGATAATTCTGAATTATTACAAGTATTTACGGCGTATTGTCAAAATAGATATAGGGGTAAAATGAAATTAACACATAAAAATGAGTGTTATACATATACAGATACGATTAAAAATAGATTACTTAGAATAAAAGAATTATCTAAAGAAGATAAAAATAAAAAATTAATGAAATCTTTAAAACAATTTTATGTAGATTCAGATGTGATTAAGGTTTTAAGCTAATAATTCCCAAAAATTGTCGCTTAATATTTTATTAAATTCTGGCTCAATATCGGTCGAATTGTTTACAATATATTTTATAAATTCGTGAGCTATTTTTTCAATATATTCTTTTTCAGAATCTATTAATTTATTATCAATATTATTTGAGTCCATATTTTCTTTTTAAATTTATAAATTTCTTATCAAAAGATTTGAGTTTTTCAGGTAGAAGTTTTTTAAGGAAATTTTTGAATATGTCCATAAAATCTTTAAATCCTTCATGGATAGATTCCTTTTTAACTTTTGTTGTTAGAGCGGGTTCTGACACTGTTCTTGGAGCTAATACTTGTAAATCATTTTTAACTCGTTCAATGACATCTAATAGATCGGGGAACTGTTTAATTAATTCTTTTAAGATTTCCGTATCACTTATTTTTTTGGTTTTTTCTTCTTGTTTAGAGATGGTTATAACAAAATTATTAACTTCTACGACGCGGGTTAATATCTTATCTTCAGCTTCGAATAATTGTTCTATTATATCTTTTTTAAAATGACTTTTAAGTTCATCCAATTTACCGCTTAAAGATTTTGCTTGTTCATTTAATTCCACTATAGATTGAACAATTTCTTTTATTTCTTTAACTTTCTTATTAGCTAAATCTTTAATGACCGATATAACATGATCATTATGTTGAATATAATTAGCTAGTTTTGGATTTCGAGCTTCGTTTAATTGTGAGTTTGAAATCGTGGTAGTTAATTTTTGTTTAAAAGATTTAAAATTTTTCATTTTTTATATTACAAATTGATTATTAACATTGAAAAATATAAACATATTATTAATAGTTATCATTAATTATTTATATTTTTCGTATTCTAATTGGGCTAATAGGTATTCTTTACATATACCTGATCGAACAATATCTTCAACATGGAAATCTATTATCGTTACCGAATCCATATATTCAGCGATATCTAAGAATTCTAGAATACCTGTTCTATCATTTTTCTTAGTTATTAAGTCGCTCTGATTGAAATCACCACAACATATTATTTTAGAGTTTGCTCCTATTCTAGTTATAACTGAAGATATTTCATGTAATGTGCAATTTTGTATTTCGTCAAATAGAATAATACAATTACTATAAGTTAAACCTCTTAAAAAGGATGTACATATAAATTCAATTTGATGTCTTTTTTTGAGAATATCGTAAGCATCTTTTCTATCAAATAAGTTACAACAAATATCTTTATATGGTTGTTCATATGCCGATATTTTTTCTTCAATTGTCCCTGGCGTAAAACCAATATCCCTTAATTGGACAACACTTCTAACTATAATTATTTTTTCGAAATTTTTATTTAATATATCCATTAAAGCTAAATAGAGGGAAATAAAGGATTTTCCCGTTCCACTCAATCCATGTAAAATCAAATTTTTATTATTATAATATTCCTCAAAACACCACTTTTGATTGTTAGTTAAAGGTTCGATTTTTTTAATTGTAAGAGATTTGGTATCTTTAGTAGTATATTTTCTTTTTATTTCTTCTTCATTTTCGAAGATATGTATTAATTGTTCGTCATCTATATATGATTTTTCTTGAGTTTTTCTTTTAGATTTAGACACCAATAAACTCCAGATTAAGTGTTATAAACGTATATAGATATTTAGGATTTACCTAAATAAAATATAGAACTAACTATATACTAAAGAAGGAAGTATTATATGATTGAATCGAAAGGACAACCAAAGAATATTAATTTTTTAAGTGCTAGTGGTTTCCATTTTACAATATTAGAATTACCACACGTTGACTATTTTTGTCAATCGTGTAATATTCCAGGACTTAATTTAGGTGTCGCCGAAGAATATACCCCATTCGCTAAAATTCCATGGCAAGGAGATTTAGTATTTGAAGATTTAATGATATCTTTTAAAGTTGATGAGGATTTAAAAAACTATTTAGAAGTGTGGAATTGGATTGTTGGTTTAGGGTTCCCATATGAACATAAACAATATCGAGATCTTTTAAATTCTAACCAAAAAATCCGTCCAGGCATTGGGGACACTAAAAAAACTGGTTCACTTTTAATATACACCAATAAAAATAATTTTCACCACGAAATTACTTATTATGATTTATTTCCTGTTAATTTATCAGGTCTATCTTTCCAAACTACAGATAATGATGTTAACTATTTAACTGCTACGGCGACCTTTAAATATACTATTTACACTATAAGAACCTATAATTTATAGTTGCATTTTTAAAAATAATATGTCAATATAAGTTTATATATAATAATTATTATAAACTTATTATTAGTGAGGAATTGTGACAAAATATAAAAATAAGTCATCTAAATATGAACAACAAAATAAAAAATATGGGCTTCCTGATATTATTAAAATTGGGTATGCTGACTTTGAAATAAAAGAAACAAAATACTTAGCTAGTGATGGTGAAGATGCCCCATGTGGTGAAACCTATCGACAAAAACATCTCATTAGATTGAACACAGAATTTAACGAATGTGAAGCTTCTGCTACGTTTATTCATGAATTATTACATGCTGTTAGTTATATTTTTAGTGTTCCATTTACTAATGAAGCTGAAGAAGGGAAAGTTATCACATCTCTATCTAACGGTTTAACAACTGTATTTAGAGACAACCCTTTACTTATAGATTGGTTTAAACGTTCGTTTAAAGATTGACTATTATGAAGTATGAACAAATTGCTAAATTATGGCACGAATCTATTAATATAGATATGACAAATTTAGCTGAAGAGGCTATTAAGGTACCAAATTTACATGCTAAATTTTATGATATTTTATGTGAGGAAAACCTTAAATTAAAAAAATATGAATTAGAATATGAAAAATTATATAGACTATTATATGAATATTATACTTGTAGATTAAGTGATGATATTCTTAAAGAAAAAAAATTAGAACCCTTTCAATTACGTTTAGGTAAAGACGAACTTAAAATATATTTGAATTCTGATGATAATATAATTGAAAGTTTAATGAAAATTTCAATTCAAAAGGAAAAGGTAGATTTTTTAAAAAGTATAATAGAACAAATTAATAAACGAAGTTATTTAATAAGATCAGCGATAGATTTTTTAAAGTGGTCTTCCGGTGGTTGACGTTTCTATTAAATATATCAATGCTACATATTGTAAAATTATCTCTGATCCAACAATAATATCAGATTTAAAAGCACATTTTTCTCATTATGTTCCAGGATATCAATTTATACCATCATTTAAAAACAGATTATGGGATGGAAAAATTAGATTTTTAAATAATAAAAATTTAATTTATACAGGATTATTATCTGAAATTATAAAATATTGCAATGAACGAGAATATTCATTCGAATGTCAAGGTTTTTTAACCAACACTTCTATAACAGATCAAACATTAGATTCTTTTTTAACTGAACTTAATTTGAAAAGGAAAGGTAAAGAGTTATTAATACGGGATTATCAGAAAGAGGCTATTAAGCAATGTTTAAATAATATGCGACAATCTATATTGAGTCCTACAGCTAGCGGAAAATCATTAATAATATATTGTATATATAGATTTTTACTTAAAAAACAAATATCTAAAATCGTTTTAATTGTTCCGCGATCAGCATTAGTATATCAGATGTATAATGATATTAAAGATTATTGTAATGATGATCCCGAAGTGATGAAACATGTATATCACATTTTCAATAAGAAAGAAAAAGAAACATCCAACCACAAATTGATTATTACAACATGGCAATCTTTAAAAAATAAACCACAAACATATTTAGACCAATTTGAAGCGTTATTACAAGACGAATGTCACGCCCTGAAGGCACCTAAAATAGGTAATGTTATCGAAAAACTTGTAAATGCCAACTATAGGTATGGATTTTCTGGTACATTAGATGGTAAAATTGTTAATGAACTAACGGTCAAAGGGTTAACTGGAGACATTTTCGTTCCTATAACCACTAGGGAAATGATTGATAATTCTTGGGCTGCAAACTTAATAATTAAATGTGTTATTTTAAAACATAATAAAGAGGTTTGTAAACAAAATCATAAAATTAAATATCAAGACGAGGTTTCCTATTTAATACATAATCAAAAAAGAAACGCTCTTTTATCAAAATTAGTTTTATCATTAAAGGGAAATAGTTTAATATTATTCAATCTTATCGAAGAGCACGCAAAGGAATTATTTAACAAATTACAAGAATGCGTTGATGATACAAATCGTAAAGTATATCTTTTTCACGATGATATGAAAAATGAAATGCGAGAACAAATTAGACAATCTTTTGAAAACGAAAATGATGCCATAATTTTAGCTTCCTATTCGTTATTTTCTGAAGGTATCAATATTGAAAATTTAGAGAACGTCATTTTTGCTTTTTCCACTAAAAGTGTTATTCGTCTTTTACAGAGTGTTGGTAGAGGTTTAAGAATTGGGCGAACAGGAAAAGTGACAATATATGATTGTGTAGATGATATGTCATGGAAAACCCATAAAAATTATACTTTAAAACATTTTTTAGAACGAGTTAAAATTTATGATTCAAAAGAATTTGATTATAAGTTATATAATATTGAACTCTAACTATTTAATATAATTATTATTTTGATTTTTTAGAATAATTATGTTAGGGTATTATTAGTAATAATTAGTAAAAGGTATGAATATAAAAATTAATATTAAAAAAAATTCTAGAAGATCGCCATCACAACATAATTATGTTGATAACGATAAATTTTATGCGGCTTTAGTAGATTATAATAATCAAGTTAAGCACGCTAATATAAATGGTTTACCTAAACCTAAAGTCAGTGAATATATTGGTGAATGTCTATTACAAATCGCTAAAAATGTAGCAACAAAAGGAAACTTTTGTTCTTATACATATAAACAAGATTTTGAAATGGATGGCGTTGAAAATAGTTTAAGATATATAGATAATTTTGATTGTGAGAGATATCGCAATCCGTTTAGTTACTTCACAATGATTGTATTATATGCTTTTATTCGGCGCATAAAAGTTGAAAATAAAGAACGATATGTGAAATATAAAATGTTTCAAGATTTTATGCCAGACTTAGAAGAAGAAAATTTTGTAACATATTGTAAAAAGAACGATTATTTTTTAGACGAAAAGAAAATACAATTTTTAGATAAATTTGAAGCTAAGATGAAAGTAAAAAAGAAGAAAAAGGAAACTGATGTGTAATATATAATTGTTGATATGAATATGGATTGGAAAAAATATTTGAACAAGAACGGTTGTATTTGTGGTAGACATGTTGAAGAGATTAAACAACTACCAGAATATATTGAATTACAAAAAACCTATTACTGGTGTAAATCGGTATCGGAATTATATTATTGTTTAACTAATAATATTATAATTAAACCGACGTGTTATTGCGGTAATGATCTTCAATATGTAAACGAAAAGAAGATTCGATATCGAGAATATTGTTCTTGTCGATGTAGCACGACGTCACTAAAAACTAAGGAGAAAACAAAAATAACAAATATAGAGAAATATGGTCACGAAAGCCACAATCAATGCGAAGAGATTAAACAAAAAAAGATAAAAATAAGTCAAGAAAAGTTTGGATGTGATTATCCTTGGCAAAACGAAGAAGTCAAAAAGACTAAAGAAAAGGTTTATTTACAGAACTACGGAGAAACGAATCCAAATAAAGTTAAATCGGTGAGGAATAAGATTAAAAAGACTCACAATGAACGTTATGGATGCGATTATCCATATCAATCTGAAGAGATTAAACAGAAGTATAGAGATACATGCAATAAAAGATATGGACGAGATTCATCCCAACAGAAACATATTTCTTTAGAACATTTAAATAATATAAATTCTATTGAATATTTGAGTGAACAACATTATAATTTAAAGAAACCTTTATGTAAAATAGCCGAAGAAAATGGAGTATCGGATACTGCTATTAAGAATCGTTTTTATATGAACAACATGGACGTAAAATATTTTAATTCATCTCAACCTGAACAAGATTTATTTGATTACATTAGATCTCTTGATCCTAATTTAGAAATAATTAGAAATGATAGAGAACAAATTAAACCATTAGAATTGGATATTTATATACCTTCTAAAAGAGTTGCTATAGAATATAATGGATTATATTATCATTCGTATGATAAACCAGAAACCTCTGAAGAAAGAAGAAAACATCAAAATAAATGTCAAATATGTGATAATAATAGTATCCAACTTATTCAAATTTTTGAAAGTGAATGGATTCAAAAACAAGATATAGTTAAATCAATGTTAAGATCTAAATTAGGTTATATTAATAGAATATATGCTAGAAATTGTATAATTAAAGAAGTTTCACAAGATGACTCAAAAAGGTTTTTAGAAAAATATCATATCCAAAGTCAAGCTCCGGCTCAAATTCGATTAGGTTTATTTTATCAAGACGAATTAATAGCAGTTCAAA